AGTGTACCGTCTATTTGAACATTGCCTGCAAACGTGGCATTACCACTTGCATCTATACTAGCTCGCTGTGTGCCTGCTGTGTAAAATCTTAGTGTATCATCATCTGCTGTTTCTTCGGCTGCAATATATGTGTCTTGATCAATATCCTTAACACCGCCTAGTGAGCCCCAATTAGCTCCGTCATAGCCCTCAAACGTGCTGTCTGTTGTGTTAAAGCGTACATGTCCTTGTAAGGCACTTGGACGTTGTGCTGTTGTACCAACAGGCAATTTGATAGCAGTATCGCCACTAAAGGAAGCATCTAAAAATGCCGCACTACCATGTGTGCCTGCAAATACTTCGCCAGTATTGGTTGCATCAGGTATGTATGTAAACACACCACTGCCATTATCAAATCCAAAAAACCCAGTTTTTGCTGTACTGCCGTCATGCCAACGGAATTCAATACCTCTGTCTTTATTATCGTCACTGGCTGGTGCTGTATCGCCGCCAAGTGTAAACACTGGATCATCAACTGTTACAGTTGTACTATTAACAGTTGTTGTTGTTCCGTTTACAATTAAGTTGCCAGGAATAGTTAAGTTTTGAACTGTGTTCCAAAGACTGGTTCCAGTATTGTATTGTAAAATGTCACCATCATTTAAGATGTCATTTGCATCTAATACCAAATCATCAAACTGAAATTCTACATCAAACGTATTGAATGCTGGACCCATATATGCCATTAGCTGAGCTCCAATACACTCGCTACAGCATCACAATTTGCACTGCTGGCTGTCGCTTGAATGCTATCATTTGGTTCAAGGTTAATTGGTTTGTCTACACTGAGTGTTGTATTTGGTGGTACCGGAACAGCATCAAGTATCTTTCGACTACTTCCGCTACTGCTATCTACTAACTCTAGGGTAACATTTACATTTGCGCTACCATGTGTGTTTGCAAAAAACATACCATGTATTACACTACTATTAAGTGATCCACCGCATGTGTACACTGTAGTTGCTGATGTACCAACTGCGGTGTGTGCGTTTTTAAAACTACTTGCCATTCATTTAACTCCCAAGTGCAATCGCAAAAGCAATTGCATCTCCCTCTTCTATTCCACCACCGCCACCACCGCTGCCAGTATCATCGGCTGACGGAACCCATTGTGATCCATCCCATTTTAATACTTGTCCTATTGAAGGTGTAGCATTACTAACATCTGTTAGATCGCCAACTGATGGTGTGGTATCACTATCTGCAGATGGAACCCATTGTGATCCATCCCATTTTAATACCTGGCCCACAGTAGGTGCGGCGTTACTAACATCTGTTAGATCGCCAACTGTTGAAGGAATTGCACCACTTACAAATTCAGCCCAGTTTCCTGCGGCATTAGGCATATCACCAGTTGATGTATTTCTTTGTTCTCCACTCAATAAACTATATGAGTAAAATTTATTTCCAGTTACACTACCATATGTATTTTTTACATATACAATCATACCTTCTTGTAGGCGCTGACCTGTAATGTCTGTTAATTGATCCCCAGCATCTCCGCTTATGTAACGTAAACCACCACGTATCTCAGTATCTAGTACAATAGGGTGATCGCCACTTGGAGACCATGTGCCTGTCCAGGCGTTTCTCGTTAAACCATTATAATCTGCCATATTATGTTATCCTCACATATGTTTGGCCTGGTTGGAGTGTTATTCCATAAAGCGTATAATTCTCACCAGTATAACCACTTGGCACTGATGTGGGTTCTAAATCCACTGTGTTGCCAGTTGTTACGTTTGTGTCACTCAACAATGCACTACTTGGTCCAGTTTGGAATGTAGTTGGCTGACTAACAGTTGATCTTATGCCAAACCAAAATGCTCTTGGATTTGAGTCAGTGTTGTCGATTGTTGTGTTAATACTATTTGCTTGATTTCCTAATTCAGTTACAGCTGAATCAAAATCATTACCATCTACAATATCACTATTTGTTGGTACTGTAGTTACATCTGTTGCCCATATATAAAAACTAGGATATGTAAACCCAGCACTTATTGTGGTATCACTTGCTGTATCAGTTGCAGTGTAACTTGTTCCAGTTACACCCACGGGTCTGGTGAAGTCTGTGCTAACTGCTACGCTTCTACCTGAATTATTGTCTTTGTGTATTGCATCTGTAAAAGTAAAACTGCCACTACCAGTGGAGTTGCTTACAGCACCACCAGTAGGAGTCACTGTACTTACAGCGTTGTTTGTATCATTTAGTCCAGTAATATCTACATTATAATTTACTGTTGTATAAGTTTCTAAAAAGTTCTTGCCATTTAAGTTACTAAAGTTTATAGTAACATTTGCATTTTGCCAACTATAACTGATACCATCTGTATCAGTCCAAGCAGCACCATCATTATCTGCAAAACCTATAGTAGCACTTGCACTACCGCCTGTCAAGCCAGAACCATTACTGTATATGGTTGCTGTTGCATTTGATGTAAATGTTTGTGTCCAATCTACGCCACCAGCTGGTGTTTGACTTGGTCCACTTGTTGTGTAATTTGCAAGAGTTGTGTGTACACCAGTTGCACTACCAATACTGTCCACAGTGGAAATATATCTGTCTGTAAAATCTGTTGGGTTGTCAACTGATACACTAAACTGAGTAGCTGATTGATCCCAATATAAATTGATTTGTCCATTTGCACTTACGGTAGGACTAAAACTTGCAAGTTCTACTTCTAATTTGTTGTCTGAATTAATAGCAACACTTCTAACAGTATATGTGGTTCCAGTTTCTAACCACTGCTCACTAACTCGTAATTCGTTATTACTGCCTGATGTTACCCATTGGATCTTTTCTCCAACTATTGTACCAGGAACAAATGCTGTGCCGTTCCACTCTAATATTTGTCCAGCAGTAATACCAGTGGTATCAACATCGCTTAAACTGCTGATAACATTATCTTCAAGAGCACCTAAACTTAGCCAGTCAGTACCATCATATCCTTCAAACAAGTTATTGGTACTGTTGAAACGCAATTCGCCGCCAGTTAAAGTACCAGTACGTTGAGCAGTTGTGCCCGCAGGAAGTTTTAAACTTCCAGTGATATCAAAGTTGATGTCACTAGTACTTGTGTTTACTTTGTTTAACTGATGATCTAAGTTAATTGCCATGTGTATTACCTTGTTTTATGTATTTATGCTCTGTCTATAAACCACATATAGTTGACCGGATTGCTAAGTAAGGATGCAGCAACGCCAGTGATTGCACTACCTGTATTGTTAGTATATGTAGCATAAGCACTTGGACTAAAGTTGCTGTCGATTAGTCTATCATTTCCATCGAGGTTTCGAGAAAGAACTACTCCAACACTGTTACCTGTTAAATCACCCAGTAATTTAATTACTGCCGTATCTCCTGGATTTAGTGTAGCACCACTAGCACCGGCCTGACCGTACTGTATTTCAGAACCACCGCCGCCAGAACTGGCTACTGCGGTATCTGTGTATGTTTGGTAAGCAGTTGTGATAGATGTTTCTCTTGTATCAGTATATGCTTTTGCATCAACTAATGCTTGATCGGATTTTGTAGTTGCATCTGTTGCCGCTGTGCTAATTGCATCTGTTTCTGCTTGATCAACGTAACTTTGAAGTGCGAGCGTACCTTCAGCATCAGGTAAAATTATTTCTCTATCTGCTGTGACTGCGGTTGCTTGTAGTTTAATTTCAAAATCATCAGGCGCAGTGCCTTCAAAAATAAGTTTTGTTCCAGCACTGATCCAAATATTATCAGTTGGTTCTAGAATTAAATTTGCAGGGCTGGACAATTTTAATTCATTACCTGTAGAAACACTAATTTGATCATCGTTGATTACAACTTTACCTAAATTATGTTCACTTGTGTTTGTTGATGTTATTGTACCGCCGACTGAAATATTATTATCAGCTATTACGTCATTTACATATAAGTTATTCCACTGTTTAGTAGTACTTCCTAAGTTATAAGTTAAACTAACATCTGGTAACATATTACTTGTAATGTCTGATGTAAATGTTATACTATCTGTATTAGCATCTCCAAAATTTTGATCGCCGCCCACTGTAATGTTTCCTGTTAGGTTAACATTGCCAGTAACATCTAATCCTTGTTTAAAATACGTTGTCATTACTTTTCCCCTGTATGCAACTATTTATCGATTCGCTCAAAGAAAAAGGAACCCAGGTTTCCCTGGGTTCCAATTATTGGTGTAAATTTTAGATTAACTAAAGTTAAGTGCGTTAGATGTAACAGCAATTTTGTTTAGATAATCAGCAGCATTACCAAGTGATGATGCTGTGTTGTTTAGTTCTACATAACCATAACGTGTCATGAAGCTAACAACTGGCTCGAATGTATCAGGATCAAGTACTGTTCCTGAACTCATTAGTGGCACGTATGGGCAATAGAATGCAGCCGCATCTGATTCACTTGAACCTTTATAACCAACTAATACATCGTCGTTGGCTGCGTACTGGTTTACATAAACTTTTACGCTGTTGTTTAATGTACCAACTAGTTTAGTGTTTGTTGGTGCTTCAAACGGTCCTTCAGTTGTTCTTGCAAACGCTGAAGTTGTTGCTGATTGTAGTACTGTTAGTACTGTTGGGCTAACTACGACCCAGTTACCTGCGCCACGGCGTGTTCTTGCCGCAATGTCGTTTGCCGCTTTGTTGATTAGAACTGCAAGAGCTGCATGCTCGTCACCAACAAAAGTAGCTGTACCACTTACTGCGTTTTGTGCATAAGTTGCGCTTGCTGTACCAGCAAGTGTACTTAATGAACCGATGATTTCCTGGTCGATTTCTGCAGTAATCTCTTGAGCTAGTGCTGCCATGATTTCTGCTTCAACGTCTAGGCCGTGCATCGCTTGTGCATCTTGAGCCGCTTCAAAAGTCCAGCGAGCTGATAGCTTGCGTGATTTTGCTTCGACAGTTTGTTTCAAGATTTGGATGCTCATCTTTTTACCAGGTAAACCTTCCTGGCTTGCAGTTGCATCTGCTTTATTTGTTCCTGCGTTACCTGAGTAACCAGTTGCAATTGCAAATGGGCTTAATGCTTCATCACCAGCTGTTGCTGAGTCAAAAGTTTCTGCATAACGCACACGTAGTGTGTGGATTTGTCCAACAGGTCCAGTCATAGGCTGAACACCAACTAATTCGTTGGCAATAACTGTTGGCATAACACGGCGGATCACTGGTAGGATAACTTTGTTAAGAGTAGCAACGTTGCCAGCCATAGTAGCACCAGCTGTTGCACTTTCTGAAAGTGAACGCTTTGTGTTTTCTAGTACTGTTTCCATTACTGCTTTTTTGTTACCTGCCAAGCCGTCTGTAAGGGCGTCTTTGGTAGCTGACCAATTTTCAAATAGGTTTGCCATAATAGTATCTCCTTAATTAATACCGGCTAACTTTTTCAAGTTAATAATTTCGGCAGATCCAGTCTCTGACTGACGTTTTGCTTTATCACCAGTTACCACTTTAGTGTTTTCGGTGAGCTTTGCCTTTTCTTTTGTAGAAACTTTAGCATCTTCTTTTAATACATTTGGAAGATACTTGTTGAACGCATCACGTAACTTGTCAGTTTTCACTGATTCTAGTAATGCCCCCATAATTTCCTTGTGGTCCTTACTTAGAGGTGCCATCATTTCGTTCATTACGGCTTTACGGTCTGTAAGATCTTTTGCAATCTTAGCTTCACGCTTGGCCTCCATGATGGATACATCTTTAGTAGTAAGGTCCTGCTTCGCCTCATCTAATTGTTGAGTTAAATCAACAATTGAACGATTCAGTTTAGCAACTTGTGTGCCTTCTGCTAGTGTACTTGTCATAAATTCTGCAGCAAATGTTTCGAAGATTTGACGTCCAAAGTTATTTTCTTTAGCAGTCTGAATATCTTCTTTAAGTGTTGAAAGTTCTCCTTTGAGTGTATTCTCAATGATATTTTCAACTTTTGTTGCAGCCTTTTTAACAAAGTTAGCACGAGCTTCAGCAATTACTTTCTTGCCTTCGGTTACCATTCTAACTTTTTGTTCAACAAGTGAACGTTTGTCTTCATGGAATTCGTTTAGCTCTTTAGTTAGTTGGCCGAGTACAAACTCTTCCAATTTACCAAAGTTTTGCTTCTGTGCTTCACGATCCTCTTTGAGTTCTGTGATTTCTGTTTTAAGAGTAGACATAATGAATGTGTCCAGCAACTTAGCATGTTCCTTGACTGCTTTTTTATAAGCAACACGGTCTTCTGCTAGTTTAGCTTTATCTTGTGCAAATTCATTTAATTCTGTCTTAATGGTATCATTTAGCATTACATCCATTGCTTCTACAATCTGCGTTTTGTCATTTTCATAACGTCCTGCAAATTCTTCACGTAGTTCAGCAGTGATATTCTCACGTGCTTCCGCAATTTGTGCTTCCCATGCTTCGCTAATACCTTGTTTCACGTCCTCACTGAGTACCTCAGAGCCGAGAATTTTTTCAATTTCTTGAGTCATTTTCAATCTCTCCCTAGGTCTTTGATGAAGTTGATTACCTCACTTCGGAGGTATCTTTGTGCTTGATTGTCATGCTTTACCGCATTTGCAACGTCCCAAATTGTATTGCCACGTCTGTGGTTCATAATTTGTTCATAAATTGGATCTGGATATGCATCTGGTGCACTTGGATTCGCTACAATATCTACTGTAATGATTTCAAAGTCCGATACATTTCCACTTCCGTCAACGTTGCCACTGCCTCTTGAGCTGACACCTAGTCTTACACCACTTTCTAGTAGCGTTTTACAAATATTACCCATGGGAGTGGGTAACATCTTTAGTTTACCGATTCCGTCATTTCCCTTCATACTCATGTTAGTAATCATATGACTAACACGATCCAGGTTTATGTTTAAATCGTCGGGGTGATCTGCTTCACCTAATACGGTATTTCCGCCTTTAATCTTCTCTTGCAGTGAATTTACTGCATTTGAAATTTCATTTACGGGATATACACGCTGATTTTGGTTCTTCACACCACCCTGAATAAAAATTCCTTCCATATACAAACTTTTGCTACCGTTCTCTTCAACAGATTCGGTAGTAATAGCTGCTACGTTAGGTTGTATAATTTCTCTCAGTGGTGTAAACATAATCAATTACCCCTTAACCGCACGTGGTTCGCCGGCCTCTTGTGGTCCGTCTACACCCATTGGTTTAGCGGCAGGAGCACTACCACCTTTTTCTTCTGAACCAGCAATGTCTACTGCTTCACCACCCATGTCGTCGCCTGGGCCTACTGGTGAATGCGTATTATCTGAACCATCTGAATGTGTTGCACTTACTGCTTTCATTTCAGCGCCTTCTTCTAGTTCTTCAGTTGCAGTTTCTGCATCAGTTGCTTCTTCAACTTCTTCTGATTCAAAAGCGGCTGTTTCTTCCATTTCTGGCTCTTCAGCTGGTTCATCGTCGTCACCAGTTAATTCTGCAAATGCAGCTTTCAGTTCTTCTAGAGCGTCTTCTACGTTCATCATGGCTTCTTCTGCATCTGGTGCATCGCCTTCCATGTCGTCTTCTCCGCTCATTTCGTCTGCAAGATCCATTTCAGCTTCAGCTTCGTCTTCGTCTTCGCCGAAAACTTCTTCTGCTTCAATTTCATCTGTTGCAGTTTCGATGTCGTCAATGAAGTCTGCTTCACTGTCGCTTACGTCGATTGTTTCTTCCAGGTCTTCTTCAACCTGGTCCTCGTCTTCTTCGATCACGTCTTCTACTTCGGCATCTTCTTCGATTAAATCAGCGTAAATTTCACGTGATTTTTCTACAAAGATATCATGTAGTAGATCAGAGGCTTGTTCAGTCTCCTCGTTGATCACTAGTTCGAGGACTTTTTCTAGTTTTGTTTTACTATCCATTTTGCGTTACTCCTCAATGATGTGACACAGCAATATGTTACAAAGTCAATGATATTTAGTAACCAAAGCATTTTACTATGAAAAAAGCATAGAAAAACGCAAAAAGTGGTATTTTAATGGTCTGACCACTGTGCTAAGTATATTATTCTGCTGGTTTACTGTAGATTTGACTGTAATCATTTACACGTTCTTGCTTCTCTAAACGCTCTAATTCACGCTTTTTACGCAATTTGTTTAAATGATTTAACGTTAGTCTGTTCTTACGTGTGTCATCTATTTTAGCTGAATTGAAGTTATCATCCTCAGCTTCATAGTATTCTCTCAACTCACGAAACTTCATGTTTCATCTCCTGTGTCGGTATCAGCATCGCCGCTGATTGGTGATTCTCCATCATCAGCTTC